CCAGCGCCCTTGATCTTCTCGGCGTCGGTGAGGTCGTTGAACCCTGGCTCAAGCGCGGATCGGCAATTCAGCGTGCCATCATCGGACCAAATCAGCACGCGATCGCGATGAATGCGTACCTGGCTCTTCGCAGAGTTCTGTGTTTCGCCAACCGCCTGTTCGTCGAACTGAAAGTACAGCGGCTCACCGTACGTGTCGCTGGTCTCGATCTGATCCCACTCGGCAACGGATAGCTGGCCCTCCCACGCCGGGATAATGCCGACGATGTTCTCGATGCCATTGCCAACACGGGTGACAGGCTGATCCAGCTTCTGGCCGTCGCGCAGGAGGATGATAGCTCCGGCATACGCACCGACAAGGCTCCGGCGATCTGCCTCCATAAGGGCACGCCACAGTTTGCGGCGCGCGAAGTGCTTGGCGATTTCAGCTTCTGCAGGGCTCTTACCCGGCTTCTCCGACTCCCACAGCGCCGGCATCGTCTGCCAGGTCTTGCCGATGGTCTTGTCTATTGCAGATGCGGCGATGCCCGAGCGCGAGTACATGCGGTGAAAGTGTTCGAACTCAAGCTGCTCCGGCCAGCCATAGTCGCTCGCGTAGTCGTGCTTGGTGCTTGCGCCGTAGGCCCAAGGGAACGCACGCTTGAGACGGCTACGAACCACAGCCGAGGCGTTCGCGATCATGGAGCCATGCTGGGACATGGCATATAGTTACGTTAAGTTGTTCCGGTGAGCAATATTATTACGCTAAATAAACCAGCCAACCGCAGGTGCCGAGTCTTGCGCAAACGCCATCACAACAGCATCCGCCAGGTTGTGGGATGCTATTCCACGTTGCTTGAGAGACCGTTTGCTCTCGACCTTCATGCGGCCATTTACGCTTTCGCGTCTCGGTTGTGACAGCTCGCCTTCCAATTTTGCCCGCATCGGAAGACCTGACGGTATGGAGATAAGCTGATCAGGATCGTACGGCAGACCGTTGCGCGCCTGCCAAGTGTTGCGGAACCTATCGCCCAGCATGCCCCAGCCCTGCGCCTTGAGATTTGCGAACATGTCGCCATGCGTCTTGCCTGGCTGATATTCGCGATCGGCGTTGACGGGTGACTCTGATGCAGTCCAGCCTTGGTAGGTTACTGCGCGTAAGCCTGGGCGCTCTGCATGCAGCCGCTTAAACTCACCGGGCACGGATGCACCGACGCCGATGTCATCGATGTTCAGGGTGTCCAACCCTTCGCGTACGACGATTGGGTGCGCGTAGGCAGCGGCCTTGTTAGGGTTCTCATCCTGCCATTCATCCAAGCCGGACAGCACACAGCCATGGCGCCAAGCTAGCGCATTGGGATCGCTCGACTTGGGCGCTATGATATCGCCTTCGACACCACCGGAGACGTCCATGCCGCCGATCTTACCCCCGCCCATGGGGAAGCTGGCGATGTGTAGATGCGCGTCAATCGCGGCCTCGACCCACTTGGGCTTGATGATAGCGAGCGCGCTGTCAGCGACAGGCTCACCTAAATAGACATGCCGGTATAGCTCTGGGTCATTCTGCCGCATCAGGTCGGCGTCATCAGCCAGTTCTTGTGGAAAGAAAGGATTATCCGTGTAGTTGACCTTCAGCGTTATGCAGTAAGGCTTGCCGTGATGCTCTGTAGGATAAATCGGAGCTACCACGAACGCCTGATATATGAAGTCAAGCGGCGATGCCGGGTTGAAACAGACATATATTTCAGAGCCGGCCTTGCGCATTGTGGGTACTAATGCGTTCCAGCTGTCTTTCGTTATGCTTTCGCCTTCGTCAATAAAAGCCGCATCGAAGTTGGAGAACCCCTTGAGCTTCTGGTTCTGCAGCCGTTTTGATGACGCGCGAATGCCTGAGAACTTGAACACGCCACCCGATGAGGGGCAGGCGATCTCAGTTTTGGTCACGTCGAAGAACATGCCAAGGTTCCGGCGGTCGATCTCCTCCACGATCTCCTGATAGCTGCTTTCAGCGATGGCTTCCATCAGCTCGCGGAAGCATACGACACGCCAACCGGACCACAGCACGTTGTTGACCAGGATCGTGATGACCGTGCGGGTCTTGGAGCTACCCCGGCCGCCCTCCGCCACCTTGAACCGAGCTGGCTGCAAGAACGGCTGAAAGATCGCCGGTATCGCACATTCGAGGACAGGCTCGTCGTACATCAGACCAGCTTGTAGCTCGGCTCTTTCGGCGTCATGCTCCCATCACCCGAGCGGTGGTCGATCTCCTGCTTATCCTTGAAGTCGTCCGGTGCGGCGTTCTTCAAGGCGAAGATGGACGAAGTAACTACAGCACCGATTGCAGAGGTGAGCAGGCGGCGTTCCAAGAAGGCTTGGCGCTTGGACCTAGCCAGTTCGACAAGCTCTGCAAAATCGGGGTGCTGCTTTTCCCAGTCGTAGACGCGGCGACGATGCACATCGCACTCAGCAGCGGCTGCCGCCAAAGACAAGCCCTCTGACATGATCGACACTATACGCTCGCCTAGTGACGGGTCGTAAGTGGTGGGGCGCCCAGGCCCTTTTAGTGTGCGGTTATTGCTTTTCGTACTCATCCCGGCCTCGTCACATCGGCCCACAACATGGCGCCCTTTACTTCATGACCAACCGCATCATACCACGCGTCATCCCAGGAACACAGCACGGGGTAGCCGGCGCGAACCCACAGCAGCATGTCGCGCCCATCTTTGCGGTCGATCGGGACAGGCACGTCAAACACGGAACGCCAAGCAACCGGGGCAGGCTCGATGGTGGCCATCACGCTCATGACTTGCCGCTCCTCCAGTATGCGACGGCCCACGCCCGCATCCACGCCCGGTAGCGCTGCGCTTCGGAACTCATCTTGCGCGGGTTCACCCGGCACGGCAGGACAGTCACCACATGGCCATCCTCGAGCGCGATGCGGTTCCCGGTGGCCAAGCGCACGTAGATCGAGCCAGCGGGCGCGAACTCTGCCGCCTGGACCACGGCACGGCTTGAAAGCAGGTGCATGGCGTCATCCTCGCATTTGCAGCCAGGTATGCGCTCGATGGCTCGTTCGACAGCGCCCAGGATTACGCAGCCGATTGTGGTGGCCATGCTATCCCTCCTTCAGCTTGCGGGGTGGTGCTGAGAACGTGTCCTCACGGATAAAACCCATCGTCTCAGGCGCTCGCCAGATCGTGTCGCCAGAGACATCCAGCAGGCCGGTGTCGGTCGCCTCGTGATCGCTGACGGTCGGGATGTGGCGCGCCGGCTCCATGTCGGTCCAAGGCGTCTCCCACCATTCCGACTTCGCTGACGAGCGCGGGCGCGTGAAGTAGCGGCTCACCGCTTGTCCCCTTCGAATACGTAGTAAGCCAGCGAGAGAAGCACCTCACAGGCCTCGGCGCTCTTGGCTTCGTACATCAGCTGCTCGATACGCTCGCCTATGCGCCGCTGTTCATTCCAGCGAGCGTTGCCAATATGCCTCACCGTCGCGAGGCGCATATCGAAGCAGTCTTTCTGATGCGCCGTGATCTCGCTCTGCTCAGCCATGGTGTGGGGTGCTTTCGTTGGGGGTGGTGCGGACCATGCGAGGCCAAGCGAGGATGAAGGCGATATGATAGTCCCACCAGCCAACGGCCAAGCTGACTGCCGTCGCCGCCTCATCAGAAATCTTGCAAAACACCGCTCCGGGAAGAACCAGCTTTTCAGGATCATCGGTTGCCCTGCCGATCTTGATGCGAAATCGGAAGCTCACGCCGTCTCTCCTCTTGTGGTCAGGCCTGCTTGGGTGGTGGAGAAGGTGGCGAGGGCGGTGTTCAGGTCAGGATACCGGCCATCGCGGAAGTTCTGCTCAAGGGCGGCCCTGGTGATCCCGTTCGCCACATCGCCAAGGAAGCGACCGTTGCCTTGGCCTATGGTGCGGTCGATCTGGCCGCGGGGCTTGGATGTAGGGAGGGCGCCGAAGAGGTCAGACATGGGCTGTCCTCCCCGGCGTAGTCGGTGTTAGTCGTCCCGGTCGGCTATGGCCTGCAGTGCCGACGAGATTGCCTCCCCGGCGTCCTTCACGCTTGTCGCCAAGAACTCCGTCGCTCCCATCGGCGAAGCCGCGTTGCCGAGACCCAAGCTCTGCACTTGGTAGGCCAGGCTTTTCTGATGTCTGGCTATCTGCATGAGAGCAAAAGCGATCGCGAAGGACCCGTCCCCTTTGCGAGCCTTGTCCTCGAACAGATCCTCGATGTGTTGTTGGTGTGGCATGTCTACCGTCTACCCTTTCTGTTGATGCGAAAACTTCGCCGGAAACCCTACCACTTTTCCCTCTTTCTTCTCTTGATTGAATTCTAGAGTAGACAGTAGACAAAGGGCATATTCCCGTTCCAGAACAAGTGGTTGCGCTGTCTACCGTTTGGTCTACCGTTACTGTGTAAAACGGTAGATATCGGGTGGCGGTAGACAGATCTCGACGATGATCGCGATCTAGAGGCTGCAGAACGGTAGACAGCGGGGCGCTGACGGTAGACATCATTCGCCCCTCCTGAACTTCTTCACGGACTGCCGATTGGCGTCTTTCGTGGGCTTTGCGTCAGGACTGAAGCCGAGCGCGCGAAGGCACCGGCCAGCACGGTTGCGCTCCTTCTGCCCCATCCGATCATCAGGCATCCCGAGCGCACGAAGAGCGGCCACAATGGAAGTGTCGCTCTCGCCCCTAAGCTTCTCCTCTAGGATGTCCTCCCAGACGTCCTTCTCCTGCCGGTGACAGGCTTCACCGGCGGAAAGTGCATCCTCTTCGTCAGTCAACCACCACTGCTCGCCAGCGTGGTAAGCAGCGGCTGCCTCTGCCCAGAGCTGGTCGCGGATGGCGCGCAGAAGCGCCAAATCTATTTTAGAGCAGCGGGCAAACCAGTACCGCCGGTTGCCGGTTGTGTCGGTGAGATAGCCAAAGTCGTCGGGATTGATCGTGCCGATGAAGACGAACTGGCGCGGGTGTTCCGTCGCGATTTTCCCGTACGATAGCACCACCTTGTCCTTGCGCATGGAGATCATGCCCTTGATCAAGTTCTGGTTCTTCTGGGCAATCGCCACAAACTCGGCCAACTCGACCACCCACGCGCCCATCAGCGTCATGACCATCTTGTTGTGTTGGTCGAAGAGATTCACCGACTCGATAGACCAGTCATCTCCGAACAATGTAGAGATGGCGCTGGACTTTCTGAGACCTTGCGCACCCTCCAGAACCAGCATTGTGTCGACCTTGCAGCCTGGTTCGTAGGCGCGGGCTACCGCCGCGATCAGCGACTTACGGGCAATGGCGCGGTTGTATTCGTCGTCAGGGCAGCCGAGGCAGTCGGACAGCCACGTGTCTAACCGCTCCTTACGATCCCATTTAATGGCGCCAAGGTACTCGCGCACCGGGTGGTACTTGTTGTCACGCGCGTGCCTGAGCAGCGCAGGCATCAAGTCCTTGTCATTGACGTCGAACTGGTGCGCCTCAAGAATGATCTTCATATCGACGAGATCGGCGTCTTCGATTGGGCGTCCGTACCATTCTGCGCGCGAAGCAAGCTCGTTCCATCGAATGTTTCCGCCAAACTCCTTCAAGTTCGAAAGAAACAGCATGAGATTAGTCATGCTCTTCTTTACGCCTTGCTTGCTTGTCTGCAGCCGCCCTTTCCAAGCGTCCAAGCTGAATACATTTTCGGCCATCATATCGCCCCTCCCAAGGCTCTGGGCAGGCGGGCGGCGCGCATGATCGCCTTGTTCACCACGGCCGGGTTGATCCCGACGCATTGGATCGTCTCGGGCAGCAGCGACGGTTGCCAGTGAATGTCGGCCGTGGCGCCGATGACGAGCCCGCCGGGTATCTCGTCACGCTCGGCCGGGATGGCGTGCCACGGCTGCTTGCGCGCTTCCTGACGCTGCACGGCGAATTGGGCGCGCCGCTGGCACCACGCCTGGAAGAACTTGCGGGGGCTTGAGAAAAGTCCGTTAGCTTCGTCGGTAAGATGGCCGACGATCTGCGGGGCTGCATCACCAAGGATCTCGGCGCGATCGTCGAGTGGGTTCCAGGAGATGACCTGCTCGATCGCGAGCCAGTGATGGTCGGGCTCATCAAAGCAGCGGGGCGCGGGATAAGCCGCCAGCACCCGCACGCCGGTATCGGACCGATAGAGGCGGAACGGGGAAATGGCATAGCAGGCGCCATTGTCCGCAGGGTTGATCCCAATCGCGCGATAGATCGCATCCCGGCGCAACGGGCAGTGCCACCAGACCTTGCCCGGGGCGTCCTTGTCGATGCGGTACCAGAAGGTGGAGAGCGCGTTGACGTCATCCATCAATCAGGCCCTCCAGGCGGAGGCGGTCTTTAACGTCGTCGACGGACCAGGCTGCGAAGGCGATGCCGCCGGCCTTGATGACGGCGTTGGCGTAATTGACCTGATCCGGCTTGAGCCTGTCCTTGCCGATCTTGGCGTCGATCGCGACGAAGCGGCCCTTGATGCAGTTGGCGGTGTCCAGCACACCCTTCTTGCCGAGAACGACCTTTCGCCCGTTGCGGTCGAACAGCAGCCCAGGCGTGTCGACCTTGACCGGCAGTCCCCCGATCTCCGACACGAACAGGCGGATCTCGTTCACGAGGTCATCGTGGGCGCGGCTCATGCTGCCTTCCTCGCCCGAGCCTGCCAGCGGATCATGGCCCACCCAGGCTTGTAACCACGCTCAGCAGCCAGCTTCTGCCAATCATCAAGCGTGTGGCAGTCGCGCTCTTCCATCTTGCGCTGACGCTGCACGAAGGTGCGGTCGACCTCCTGAAGCGATCCCTCGACCACCTCGATCTCCCGCGCCTTCACTTCGACGACAGCACCACATTGCGGGCACTTCGGCGCCGGCCGATAGACGAAGAAGCATGTCTCGCACTGGCGGACCGGCACCTCGGCAGGCGCCTTGCGCGATTTCTTCTCCCGGTCGGCCAGATCCCACACGCGCTCGTCGTCGGGCAGGCCATGGATCAGGCTGTTGCCGGCGTGATCCAGGATGATCGCCTCGTCCTTGCCCGGGGCTGGGCGCAGCGCGCGTCCGACCTGCTGCAGGTGGAGCGACAGGCTCTTGGTGGGGCGTAGGAGGATCGCGGCCTCGATC